GGTGCCGGCCGTCACCGGCGCGGTGACCGAAGCCGCCGGCGCCGTCGGTCTGCTCTCCAGGGCCGTCAGCTTCCTCGGCGGCCCATTTGGCGTCATCCTTGGCCTCCTGGCAACTGTGGCGATCGGATTCCTCAACTGGGGCGGCTCGGTCGAGACAACGGCCGAGAAGATCGACAAGCTGAAGGGCAAGCTCAACGAGGTCGAAGGCACGATCTCGGAGAAGACGAACGCGATCGCCAGGATACGGGAAACGATCGACCAGCTCAACGCGCGCAGCGCCCAGCTGGAGAACGACCCGATCATGAAGCAGACCAAGATCATCGAGGTGAAGAACGCCTTCGCTGATCTCGGCCTGGAATTCCAGGGCACAACCGGCTCGATTGGCGACCTGATCACGGCCCTGGAGAAGCTCGAAGGCAAGCTCCAGGCGGATATCCCCGGTGCGCTGCGTGAGAAGCTGATCGACCTGCAGCTCCTGGACGAGCAACTGGCGAAGAAGGTTGAGGAAAACCTCAAGCAGCAGACGCCTGCTCTCAACAAGACGTTCGCTCCCTACGCCGTGACCGCGGTTCGGGACAGCAACGTCACGCGGCCTCTGACCCCTGAAGAGGTAAAGGCTGCGATCCCGAAGGGTCTGGAGCAGACATTCGGCCCGGACATCAGGAAGGCGTTCGAGATCGCCACCGGTGTCACTAAGAACTTCACCGACGATGACATCACCAAGGGCGTCGTTGCTGTCAAGCAATTGATGGCCCAGTTCAATCAGTTCAAGGACCTGAGCGAACAGCTTGGCGGCAACGGCGCGGAAGACGTCAGGAAGATCGAGCAGTTCCAGCAGCTGCTGAACGGCCTGGAAGCCCAACGCGCCGGCGCCCGCGAGCAGCAGCTGAACCAGAAGCAGCAGGAGACCACCTCACAGGCCGTAGAGCAGGCGAAGGTCAAGCAGCAGACGCTTGGTGTCGACCAGCAGGTCCAGAGCCTGGCCGCCCAGGTTCGCACGCAGGTCCTGAGCCTGGTCAACTCTGACGTGGCCAAGGACGCCCGGGGCCTGATCACCGAGCGCGACAAGCTGCTGGAAGAGACCAAGAACCAGATCAACATCCTCCAGGCCGCTCTCGATGACGTGCGGCTGCAGCTCCAGAGCCAAGGCAAGACGCCTGAGGAAATCGAGAGCCTCATCCGCAGCACCGGCATCCCGGATGAGATGGCAAAGATCACGAGCAGCATCCTGTCGCTCGGCGATGAGAAAGCCGCTTTCAAGGCCGCCAAGGCCTCGATCGATGCTCAGAAGAAGGCTCTGCAGAAGCAGATCCAGCTGGCCGTCGCCCAGGCCAAGGCTGGCGATGCCTCGACCAGTAAGGCTATCCAGGTCTCTATCGGCGGCTACTTCGACCAGCTCAAGGAGCTGGATACGTTGCTGGCTAAGCTCCGGCCGGGGAGCCAGAAGCTGACGTCCGACGAGCAGGAGGCTCTCGACGCTCAGCTACAAGAACGCGACGACGAGCGCGAGAAAATCAACCTCGACCTGATCGCCGACCAGGGTGAGAAGCAGAAACAGATCATCAAAGAGTTCGAGCGCTCGCTCACCGCGAAGAAGGACGCGCTCGACGCCGAAATCTCCAAGCTCCGCGACGAGGCCAAGAGCCTGCCCGACACCTCGGCCAGGTTTAAGGAATTGATGCGGAAGATCGACGATCTGATCCAGCAGCGCCTCAAGGTGCTGGAGGATATCGCCAGCCAGAATGGCCCGTTCAACGCGAGCCGCTTCAACACGGCGGTGCCGAACCAGAACGCCAGCGAGACCGATAGGAAGATCCTGGAGGGAGCCGGTGGCGACCGCTACTTCCTGGAGGCGGCGCAATTCGAGTCCGGTCGGAACCCGAACGCCGTCAATCGGACACCTCTCCCTGGTGGCGGTGTTTCGGCCGCCTACGGTCTGTTCCAGTTTATCCCGTCCACTCTGGCCGGGCTCCTCGGCATCAAGGATGTTGCCGGTCTGAAGGCCGACATCCTCTCCGGCAAGTTCACGCTGTCGGTCGAGAAGCAGGTCGAGCTGATGCGTCAGTTCACTGCTGCCAACGATAAGGCTTTGCAGGATGCTGGCCTGCAGGTCACTGACTTCAACCGGTATGTGCTCCATCAGCAAGGCTCCACAGCTCTGCTGACGGCGGACCCTAACGCCCGCGCCGGTTCTGTCGTCAAGCCGAAGAACCTGGAGGCAAATGGTCTAAATCCCAACGATACCGTTGCCCAGGTCCTGCAGAAGTTGTCGAAGACGTTCGAGGAGAAGGGCATCAACCCGATCCTCAACGTGGTCACCTCGCCGGCCGAGCTCGACCGCGCCAAGAAGGATGCGACGCTCCAGGCACAGCAGGAGAAGGATGCCAAGGATAATGCAGACACGGCCAAGGCTGGGGCCACTAACACCTTCAGCAATCTGAAGAAGACCCTGGATCGCCAAGAGGCTGCAGACCAGCGCGCCCTTGATAGTCTGATCTCCAGCGCCAAAGGCGCCACGCCGGACGACATCAAGAAGCTGATCGGCAGCTATGATGATCTGCAGAGCAAGATCATTCAGGCTGAGATCGACAAGATCCAGAAGAACCCGGATCTGACCGAAGACGACAAGAAGAGCCAGATCGAAGACAAGCGTCGTGAGCTGCAGACCAAGGCGATCGATAACATCATCAAACTCTATGATGATCTGGCCGCCTCTCAGGACAAGGTGTCTCAGCAGAAGCTCGACCAGGTCAACGCCACGATCCAGCGCGCCAGCGACCCCCGCTTCTCGGCCCAGTACAGTGACCAGGACCGAACCAACCTGGAGAAGCAGAAGCTCGGCATCGAGGACGAGGTCCGGGCTGAGCACATCAAGACCCTGCAGGCCGAGACGACGGCGCTCAAGGAGCGCGAGGCCCAGCTGGAGAAGGGCGGCAACCTCGATGCCGAGCAGAAGCAGCTGCTGCTGAGCAAGATCGCTGAGCTCGAAGCTCAGATCACCGGCGAGAAGGGGAAGCAAAACGCCCTCAGCACTCAGGGTCCTAACAACCCCTCTACCTTCACCGGTCTGCTATCAGGCGCCCGCGGGAATTTCCAGCAGAACGCCGGCATCGATACCGATGGTCGAGGGTTCGGAGGCTTCACCGACACCCGCAACCTCTCCGACATGCAGCAGGTTGTCGGCGATCTGTCGAACTCGTTCGCGGAGCTGTTCAAGAACCTGGCTAATGGTTCGATGAAGGCCAAGGACGCCATTAAGAGTTTTGCGACCAGCATCATCTCGTCCATTCAGAACGTGATCGCCAAGCGTCTGGCCGACAAACTGGTCGACAGTCTCTTCAACCTGCTTCCAGGTTTCGGCGGGGGCGCATCTGGAGCTGCAGCGGCTGCACCAGTGCCGGCCGCCGCCAACGGCCTCTATATACGGCGGGCTCTCGGCGGCTCGATCCCCGGCATGATCCGCGCTGCGGGCGGAGCTCGCTCGACGCGTGATGATACCCTGGTGCTGGCCCAGCAGGGTGAGTACATCCTGCGTCAGTCTGCGGTGCAGGCGATCGGCAAGAAGAACCTCGACGAGATCAACGCGCTCGGCAACCGGCACATCAGCCAGGGCAACATCCAGCCGATCCAGTCGCGCCAGCCCGACAACGTGAACGTCTATGTGGTCCCGCCGGACGATGTTCCGGTCCCCGGGCCAAAGGACATCGTCCACGTCATCGCTCGGGACATTCAGTCGAAGGGTGCCATCCGCACTCTGATCAAGCAGGTTCAGGTCGGCGGCGCCTAAGTGGTAGGTCCTAGCTCGGGGAAGGGACCAACTGGATCATAACACCGATCACCTGAGGTATTGATCCAGTTTCCGTCATACAACGACCAAATTGAAGCTTGTCTTCCTGTATAACCTCCAAGTCGATTCTTGGCATTCACCAGGACGCAGACCTGCCAACCATGGGTATAGCTTGATATGTGTGGCTCAGTGACAGCGGCCTCACGAACCGAATACGGATCGAATAGACTGGCCTTCATAGCAGCCGCTACTTGAGCCCTCCAGTTAGCAGGAGGCGGCGCCAGCGGCCGGTTTACCTCCGCGGTCGTCTGACACCCCGCCAACATCAACGCTACCAAAACAATTCGTCTCATTCCCAGCTCCCTTGCGCTTCCGGCCGACCAACATAGTGGTTGTCCGAGTCGGCGCAAGGGGGTTGCCTGCAAGACAGTCCTTCTTATATATTCACCATGGCTTTATCAGTCTTCAATTTTCCGTATCATATTGTTTCAATAGCCCGAAACGATAACTCTGCCAAGATGCAGTTCGGCGGCGGCTGGGCCTTCACGTCAAAACCTCGAGACCCAATCCAGAAGACTTTCATTCTGGATTTTACGACGATGGTCTATTTCAAGAATGCACTCGGAAATCCGGACGCCGGTATCTGGCCGGAGGTTAATGCTCTCAGGCTGGAAATATTTTACGAGACACATCAGCTTTACGAGCCGTTCATCTACAATCATCCTGTCTGGGGCCAGCAAGTCGTGCGCTTCGCTGAGCCCTTGCCTCCGATGAAGGGCATCGCGAAGGGTAATGGCGCCGTCGAACCTTTCTCGATCAAGCTCATTCAAGCCCAACCTCAATGACAGCACCTGTTGAACACATTGCCGAGAGTCAGAAACTCACGGCCGATGCAGTCGTCCCTCTCTGGGCGATCCACCTCAAGATGTCGCCGGGCACCTCCATCTACATCAAGGACGGCCCGTCGACGACCTGGCAGAAGATCTTCTTCGAGAGCTGCGCCATCCAGTTCTCCGGCGACAAGCGTGCCGCCGACGGCCAGGAGGCTAAGCCGACGCTCCGTGTGGCCAACCCGTTCGGCATCTTCAACCCGTTCCTGCACGACAACCTCCTCGATCTGGCGACTGTCATCCGGTACGAGGTGCTCGGCGCCCACATCGACAAGGACATCAACATCGCCAACCGGCGCATGTGGCGTGTCGGCCGCGTTCCTGAAGCCATCGCCAACCAAGGCGTGACCTTGGAGCTGCGCGCCATGTCCGAGGGTGTCAACTTCCAGCTGCCGGTGCGGACCTACACGCCGGATGGCGGCTTCCCATCTGTGAGCCTGTGATGCTCAAGGTCGACCATCTGCAGGGCATCCCCTTCGAGCACGGCGTCAACGACTGCTACACCCTGGTCCAGAGGTTCTACAAGGACAACTACGGCCTGGTCCTTGCGGACTACCCGCACGATTCCAAGTGGTGGGACGAGGGCAAGAACCTCTACATGGAAAACTTCTACAAGGAAGGCTTCGATGTAGTGGATGAACACCCGACGTTCTGGCGCCCTGGCGATGCTTTTCTCTTGGCGATCCAGTCGACAGTGGCCAACCACGCTGTGATTCTACTTGAAAATGGCCAGATCCTACACCATCTCTGGAATAGATTGTCGCGCGTCGAGCCATTTGCGGGCTGGCGTAATTTCATAGTTGCTCATTTAAGACATCCCTCTGTTGTAAATGCATCCGACCAGTCCGAGCGCACCAACATCCTGGATCTCCTCTCACCAGCTAAACGAGCTCAATTCGAAGCTGCTCTCGCTCTACAGCGAGGAAGGGCCTGAGCGGGTCGGCTTCATCATGCCAGACCTCACCCTGATCGAGGTCGAGAACAAGGCAAAAGATCCAACTGACGGGTTCGAGGTGAGCGCCTCGGACCTGTTTTCGTATGGGCTCACCGCCGACGCCACTTGGCACACCCATCCTGGCAAGACCGCGAGCATGAGCCTCAGGGACGACTTGGCCTTCAGGGCCTGGCCCGAGCTCACCCACTACATCATCGGCTCCGATGGCATCCGCTGCTACGTTGTTCATGAAACCGGGCAGGTGATCGAGTGCGTATAACGATACGCCTGCACGGCTCGCTCAAGGCTATCCACCCGGAACCGATCGTCATCAACGCGGCGACCGCTGCCGAGGCGGTCGAGGCGATCTCCCGGCAGCTCCCCGGCTTCCGGCCCGATCCGATCAACGGCTACAAGCGCGTGGCCGTCGTCGGCCACGAGACCTTTGAGGACCTCTTCAAACCCCTGGCGGTCACCGAGCTCGACATCGTTCCCCAGTTCGCTGGCGGCAAGTCCGGCGGCTTCATCCAGATCCTGATCGGTGTCGCCCTTATCATCGTCGGCATCTTCACCGGTAACGTCAATCTGATCCTGTCCGGCGCACTGATGGTGCTCGGCGGCATCATGTCCTACCTGCAGCCGTCACCGAAAGCAGACGGTCCAAAGAAAAACCACTATCTAGGGTCGAACGAAAATACAGTCGATATCGGTACGCCGATAGCAATTATTTACGGCCGTGATAAATGGGCCGGTCACATTCTTTCATTTGACGTTGATGCAATGGCTATTGTTTCGTGATGGATTATGAGAAAATTATTGCAGATTGCGGCTCTATACGTGCTGCTGAGCGTTACCTCCGTTCGATCGGTCATCAAATCTCCGAGAGAACCTTACGCCGTCGTCTCAAATCTGAGAAAGATTACACTTCGGTATGCGTCATCGGAGACAGTCACGACAGTCCGCACCTAAAGGACAAAAGGCGGTTCACCTGGATCGGCCGGCACATCAACGAGACCAAGCCCGATCACGTCGTCCAGATCGGCGATCTGCTGACGATGGACAGCTGCAGCCGGCACGAGGAGTGGGGGACGATATCTGGCAGGAAGAAGCCGTCGTTCCTGGCCGATTTGGAGAGCGGCGAACAAGCGCTCTCGTTGCTGGATGGAGAGCTTACGTACGATCCCGAGAAGCATGTGACGCTCGGCAATCACGAGCATCGGGTGAAGCTCTGGGAGAACGCCCACCCGGAAGTGGAGGATGACTTCTACTGCCGGGTGACCGGCCTGATGCACGACCACGACTGGTCCACGGTCGACTATGGCGACTGGGTCTTCATCGACGGCGTCGGCTTCACCCACGCGCCGTTCAACACGATGGGCAAGCCCTATGGCGGCAAGCAGCCCGAGAACCAGATCGCCAACGACGCCATCCACTCGATCGTCTTTGGTCACACCCATGTGGCCAACGTCAAAAACGCCAAGAAGATCGGCCTCAACAAGAAGATCACCATTCTGAACGTCGGCTCGGCCATGCCGGACAAGCATGTCGAGGCCTACGCCAAGCACAACACCACCGGTTGGACTTATGGCGTCTTCGATCTTATATTAAAGGACGGAGAAATTCTCGATCATTCTTTTATGAGTATGTTCAAGTTGCAATTGAAGTATGGCTAGTTTCAACGTTAACGTCCAGAACCAGCCGGCCATTGCAGAGTCCAACGATGTTATGGAGATGGTCCTCGGCATTTCCGAGGGACCTATCCTGGGCCTGAAAGGCGGCGCCAAGGAGTTCTTTGTCGGCGACACGCCGCTCGTTAACATCGACAACAAGTCGAACTTCGTCTCATTCGAGCTCGAAGTCTTCAAGGGCATCCCGGAGCCGCCGAACATCAAGCTGAAGCTTGGCGGCTCCTCGTCGCCGACCAGCGTCAACACCGAGCTGGCCATGGGCACGCCGGTCGTCCGCACCGGTACGCATCGCAACATCGATTTCCTCGAGCTGCGGCTGCTGATCAACCAGCTCTACGCCAACAGCGAGAAGAAGGGTCCCCAATCCACCTACGTGGACGTCAAGCTTGAGTACAAGGCGACGACCTCCTCGACCTGGCTGCCGGTGGCGACCTATCTGGAGAACCCGACCCTTGTCGATGAGATCGACACCACCGACGACTCCACCCATCTCGGCACCGACGGTGACTCCGTCCCCTCATCCTACTGGGACGTCGACACGCTGATCTCGTCGACCACGCCGACGACGCCGGCCGCCCAGATCCCGGATCACGCCATCTGGTTCAACTCGGCTGTCAGCTACAGACCGAAGATCTGGTCCGGCTCGGCCTGGGTCGACGCTGCCGGTCTAACCAGCACAACCGGTAAGTGGACCTTCACGTCTCCCAAGACAGGCACCACCACCCACGCCTTCTACAACCAGACCACCACCCCCGCCGGTGTGGAGGGTGACTTCTGGATCACGACCGACATCAACCCCGCAAACCCGGCCGACGCCGGCCGCGTGGTCGTGATGATCTTCACCAACGAAGCGTGGCAGTATTCCCAGTCCTACAACCCGACCAACGGTTACACTGTCTCGTCCGACGAGTATCTGCGGATCACCGGTAAGATCCAGGAGCCGTTCGTCAAGGAGCTTCGCTGGGCGGTCGCCAATATCGATGACACCTATGACATGCGTGTCACCGTCAAGAACATGGAGGACCACGACAACAACTACTTCCTGAACATCCAGTGGGAGAGTTTTCAAGAGGTGTCTTCGAAACCTCTGAATTTCCCGAACCTGGCGTGTGCTCGCATCTTCGTGCAGGCTAGCGACCAGTTCCCTTCGGTCCAGAATATGAGCGGGATCTGGTGGGGTCGCATCGTCAATGTGCCCACCAACTACAACCCTGATACCCGCGTATATACGGGTATTTGGGACGGGACCTGGAAGCTGGCCTGGACCGACAACCCGGCCTTCATCGTCAACGACCTGGTGATGAACGACCGGTACGGTCTCAACGCCTACTATCCCTGCGTCCTGAACAAGTGGACCGTCTACGCGGCGGGCCAGTTCTGCGACACCATGGTGGGCGGCAAGCCGCTGTTCACCTTCAACGGCACACTCAGCGACGCCCAGCCAGGCTCTGATCTGATCGACTACGTCTGCGGCATCTTCGGTGGCCGGTTTGTCGACGACGGCAACGGCTACGCCGAGATCCTGCTCGACGCCAACGACCCGGCTGTGGCGATCTTCGCGCCGGAGAACGTGGAGAACGGCCTGTTCTCCTACTCGTACACGGACATTGCGACCCGCTACAACGACATCATCGTCCGGTTCAAGAACCCCGACCTCAACTGGAACGAAGACCGCCGGCGGCTCCAGCTCGACGACCACATCGCCAAATACGGCCTGATCCCGACCGACTTCACCGCGGTCGGCTGCATTGACGCTGCCGAGGCCTACCGTCGGGCCTACTCCAAGGCGATCTCGGCCACGACCGAAACCCGGATGGTGACCTTCACCACCAACCGGCAGGGGCTCTATCTCAAGCCCTACCAGATCATCCTGATTGCTGACCCGGACTCGAACACCGGGATCTCCGGCCGCATCTCCGAGCAGCTGACCTCGACCGCCGTCATCGTGGCGGCGCCGATCTCGATGGAGCCGGGTTTCACCTACCAGATCAGGTTCCAGATTGGCTTGGAAGTCGAGACGGCAACGGTCACCGGCTACAACCCGATGACCAGGGAGCTGACCTACAGCCCCGGCATCGACTTCCTTCCTGAGTTCGCTCTGTTCACGCTGGAGAGCGCCGGCAGTCAGTCCGGTGTTCCACTTCCTTATCGTGTTCTGTCGATAGAACCGAAAGATGATGACACCGATCAGATTCAAATTTCAGCCTCGTTCGTCAATAGAAACAAGTTTCCTCTGATCCTTGGATACACCAGTTCTACTGATCAAGATCATTCCACTCCAACTGATCCGCCTGATGCTGTCACCAGTCTGCGTGCGACAACAGTCAATCGCAAGATCGGAACCAGTTTGGAGAAAAGACTAGTTATTTCGTGGGTTTGAAATGTCGGGAATAACGTCGCAATACGAGGTCATTGTTCGTCAAAGCGACGGGACGATCATCTCCAGTGTCAATACCAACGACAAGAGCGTCGAGCTTCCGTCCGTCGCCGCCGGCACCGTCACCATCAGTGTCACTCCAATCGGCCCCACCGGCGCCCGCGGCCCGACCACGTCTATCACCCAGAACATCGGCGGCGAAGCCCGCGCGCTGACGCCCCCAACCGGTCTGGCTCTCGACCCCGGCAGCGGCGCCGGTTCGGCCTTCTCAGTCAAGGAACCGGTCTTCGTCTGGGACCCGGATCTGACCGATCTCTACTTCGACCACTATGAAGTCGGGGTGGTGGGAACCTCGCGGTCGGACACGGTCACGACAGCTTCCTACACCTACGATTTCGCCAAGAACGCCGCCGACCACAGCGGCACGCCCAGCCGCAGCTTCACCCTACAGGTCCGCACCGTAGACACCTTCGGCAACACCTCAGCCTGGACCCAGCTGGCCGTCTCGAATGCGACCCCGGCGGCGTTGGTGCCGACCCTGACCGTCAACGCCGCGGTGCTGACCATCGACGTGACGCCGCCGTCCGATCCCGACTACGTCGGCATGAAGGTGTGGCTGTCGACGACGTCCGGCTTCAATCCGAACACGACGACGCCAATCTATATCGGCACCAACGACTCGATCGCCTCCAAGGTCGATCCGGACACGACCTACTACGTCCGAGTGGCTGGTTACGACACCTTCGGCCAGACCGGCCTGGTGATCTCGTCGGAGTACTCGACCACATCCTCGGCAGCTACGCTCCCAACCAGGATCGACCTGGCCTCGGGCGGAACGCTGACAGCCCCTGCGGTCGAGATCGCCGACGCCGGCATCTTCTCGGCCACGACCGGCGTGTTCAGCATCACCTACGACAAGGTGCATCAGTTCGACTTCTCGACCGTCGGCATGACGTTCAGCCATGCCGGCGGTAGCGCGATCACGCAGATGATCGGTGAGGTGAATGCCGGCTTCACGGCGACTAACTATCTCGGCAGCGGCGTCGCTCCTGTTATCTCTACTCAGCACGCACGCGGCACCATCGCCTCACCGGCTGCAGTTGCTCAGAACGACGCCCTCGGCGACTTCAGCGCCTACGGCTACGACGGTGCTGCATTCCGGCAGGGTGTGCGTATCCGCGCCCAGGTGGTGGAGGCGACACCAGGCTCTACCGCGTTCGGCTCTAGATTGATCGTTTCGATCGTGCCGGTAGGCGGCGCATCGGTGGTCGAAGCGTTTCGGTTCGATCACGAGGCGGGGCTGCAACTCTTTGGAGCCAACGCGGTCATCGACAACAACCGCCTGCATGTGAACCGCACGGCGACCGTCGCCACCCTGCACACTGGCGCCGTTGGCAAGCAGGAATACGCCACCGACCTCGGCGGCGGCGGCAACCTCCTGATCCACAACGGCACCCAGTGGAAGCGAGCCGGCAACGGCGGCCAACAATCGGTCAGCACCAACGCCGACTACACCCTGACAGTCCTAACCTCGGCCGTGAACCAGCGCCACACCGGCACCCTGACGGCCGACCGGGCAGCGACTCTGTCGACTACCAACGCAACCGCTGGCGACGAGTTCACTATTACCCGCACCGGCGGCAATACTGGTGGTCCGTGGAACCTGAATGTCAAAGATGCTGGCGGCACCACATTGAAAGCACTGGTGACTAATAGTTGGGCAAAGTTCGTCTTTGACGGTACGGCCTGGTATTTGGCCGCA